GCGGCAGATCCATCACGTTCAGGTACTTCCTGAGATCATAGGAATTTGCTTGTTTCATTTTTTTTCTCCTTCGTGGTTGCGCCGAAGGTTGGCAACCATTCTTCCCTCTCCCCCCTTTCCCCCTAAATCTGCCTGCCCCCGTTTTTTGAGGGTTCTTGATTTGGGGGGATGCCCGTTAGGGCAGGGGGGTCAAGGGTGAGGCTAGAACTGGTCTTATGCAGTCCCTTCGGCCGGCGAGACGTGCGTCTCGCCGCTGATCACTGTGGCCTGGTGGGTCGTCGGTACCTTCTTCGCTCCGTATTGGATATACTCGGCGGAAGCCACCGCGGCGTTCGCCGTGCCGCGGTCCACGTACAGCCGCACGTAGCGCTCTTGCGGCTTGTACAGGTCGATGTAGAAGGTCTGTTCGTCGTCGTCGTCTGCCACGGTTTGCCCTGTGCCTTCCAGGTCGGCGGCATCGCCCATCGCAGCCGCAGCGCCTTGTTGGGCCTTGATACTGGTCACCGCGCTGCTTGTGATTGCGCCAAAGGTGACGATCATCAGCACGCCCTCGAACCCGGACATGTCCAGGATGGCGCCAGTGATGTCGGCTGTCCCAGCCGCACCGTTCGTCACGGTGATGGCCTGGGTGATTTTTACGTTTTTGCTTAGCTCGTTCATGTTTTTCTCCTTCTTCTTCCCCCCTCTCCAAATGGTGGTTTCCCATTTGGAGAGGGGTTGGGGGTGAGGCAGTAGTCTGATTACGCCAGCTTGACGCGTGCGAACGCTTCGGCCAGCACAGGCATCCCATCCGATTCCATCCGGCCGATGAAGCCGACCTGGTTGGTGGCGGCGTACAGCTCGTTCAGGCGCTGAACGGCGAAATCGAGCGAGTCAGCGTACCACCAGAACGAGAAGTCTCCGATGATTCCCACGTACTGCCCGGTGGTGAAAGTGTTGGGCGCGTACTCGGAGGCGAAGACCGGGTGCCCATCCAGCATGTCGGGCTGGCCCATCTGGATACTGTTCTGCCACAGATAGTGGCCGTCATCGTCCTGCAGTTTGGCGATCTGCTTGATGGCGTCCCGGTGGAAGATCCACTTCAGTTTCGGCCAGTAACCGGCCTTGATGGAATACTTGGCTTCCTTCAGGCCATCCGTCTGGATGGATGTGGTGGTGTTGCCGGTGCTTACGTCGCGGCTGGTGGTGATGCCGTCCGCCGAGGCGGTGAAGACGCCCAGGGGCTGGTTGGCGCCGCTGCCGGTCATGCCGGCCTTCTCGAACGTCACCTGGAACTTGTACGCCAGGCGCTGGATGACCAGGCTCTCCACGTCCGGGGTCAGGCGCAGGAGCTTGTTCGAGACCTTCAGCAGCTTGGCCAGCGGCTTGGGGGTCAACTCACGCTTGCCGAATGCCATCGTGCTGTCGGTGCCTCCGATCAGCAGTTCGCTGGTCCAGTCGGCATCCGCCGGATCCGCATCCAGGGATGGGATGCCCAGGCTCTGGGCATTGGCGACCGGGTTGGGGGTGCCCCATGCGCGTATGTAGCACAGGTCGTCAATGGCCTTGATCAGCTTGTTGACGAATTGCTGCGGGACGGTGTAGTACCCGCCAGACGCATCCGCGTCCGCCTGCAGGGCGCGCACTTCGGGCTGGATGGCGCCGGAGCGCAGGAAGGCATCAAAGGCCTTCGTGGTCTTCTCAGCCTGCGGGTCGATGCGGTCCTCGCCGCCGGGGCGCTCGGGTGCGCTGATCGGAAGGGCCAGGTCACGCTCGAGCTTTTCGAGCGTCTCCATGTCGCTGACCTGCTTGTCGAGCTTTTCGACATCCGCCATGTAGGCGGCCCAGGTGTTCTGCTCTTCCTGCGTCAGATCCCGCTTTTCCTTGTCGGCGCGGTCGATCAGCTCACGCGCGTTCGCCACCAGGGTGGCTTTCTTTTGGCGAAGTTCAATTGATTTCATGATGTTTTCTCCTCTAGCCGAGGCGGCTACAAGCCGCCATCGGCTGTTTCGGCGACATGAGTCGCCGAATAGCTAGGTTATGACTTTTCCGCCAATTCCAGCCGCCGCCTGAGCATATCCAAGCGCGCCTGCGCCTGCTTCTCGACGGGTTCCTCGCCACCTGGCAAGGGCTGGATCTGGCCTTGAAGTTCTTGGAATTTCGAGCGCACAGAGACGCTCGTTTCGGGGTATGCCGGGAAGGTCACCGGCGATACATCGAATAATCGCTGGCATCCGCCTTTCTTGAGCGTACGGAAGACATGCTCATCCTTGATCAGCCATTCATCGCCGCCTTTTGCTGTCATAAACGAGAACGACATCTGATCCACGTCGCCGCGCCGGATGGGTTCCAGTACCATGTCGTTGATCAGCGCCGTCGCTGGCGGCGTGATATGGATGCTCAAACCTTTTTCGTCCTCGGCCACGGTCAAGGTTCTGCTCTTGGTGCGGCCCAACACGAAATTGCTGTCGTGGTTGAACAGGGCGCGTGTGTCGTCCTCCAGCACGTTCTCGAAGAAACCTTGCTCGATGATTTCGGTGAAGCCCATATCCTCCGATGGCGAGTTGAAAACTGCCGCGTAGCCATCAATGGCCGGCGCATTGGCCTCCCCTGCCAGCCGTAGTTCGGCAAAGCGCACCACGCGCCGCTCGATTTCTGCCCCGCTGGATTTCAGCGTCCCGATGTCCTGACGGGGTTCCTCAGCCGGCTCGAAGGAGATGTATTTAATCTTGTTGTCCCTCAGCCATGTCTTGGCTTCATCCACGCTCCAGTCCTTGGTCGGGAAGCGCAGCGCCTGAGGCAGCGGAGGATCGCTCGGAGCAGCGGCGCCTTTCAGTTTGCCCCAGATGATCCCTATCGTTTCGGGAACCTTGATACTCCCATAGAGCGTCCCCCCTTTCGTCCGGCGGAAGGAATCAGGATCGAAATCATCCGGATTTTTGAGCCTGGCTGCATGCTCATTCGCGTATGGCACAGTTCACCTCCTGGAAATTTGTTCTTGCAAAGGATCCGTGCAATTTAATTGCTGCGGCATCGTAGGCGCGGGCCGCATTGAGAAGATCTTCGAAATATCCCAAATGGATATTCTTCCCTTCTATTTCAATTTGCGCTTCCCACTTTTTGTCTCGCTTATACCAATAAACGCCTTTATATCCACTGGTGTTATGGGCGCGCTTTCTCTTATTTCTGCTATTCTCGGCACGCGTGCAAATCCGAAGATTCTCGCGCCGGTTGTCCAGTTTGTCCCCATTGATGTGATCGGTTTCCATCCCATCGGGCGTGCTACAGATCGTGCGATGCATCCGGATCAACTTCTGCTTTCCAAGATGAAGAGAGGATATTCGTGCAGCATATCTACCCTCGAAATACCATTTGTGTTTCGATAGTTCCTCGAACATGTCGTCGTCTACGATTGCAATCTTGCTTTGGGTCAATGGAATCTCTTTCATGGTTTCTCCGTTACTACTTGAACATCTTTTTCGAACAGAGCAAAGGCCCGGGTGGTCAAATGGTAGGGGAATTCCTTTTCGAAGGGGGTAAGTGAGAGATCAATATCGTCCAGCTCACGTACCGCCTGCAGGGAGCGCAGGTTGCGCCCGGCATAATCGGCGGCCAGCAGCCGCACGTCCGGGACCGGCTGTCCGAGCGCACCGGCCAGGGCTTCCACTGCCGGCTGGAAGGCGCGCTCGATGAATTCCCGGTGCTCGGCATAGAAAGCGCTCAGCCAGGCGTTCCATTCTTCGAGCGGCTTTTTCTGGAACTTGCGCCCCGCTTCTCTCAGATCGTGGATTTCGCGCCGGGTGATGCGATTGGCGATCTCCTGGAAGAGCGGTTCGAAAGCCCGCTTCTGGTCATCAACGTTAGCCATATTGAGCGGCCGCCAGAAGATCTGCCCTTCCCCATTCGGGAGCGGGTTGCGATTCTCGATCTCACGCCATTCGTCGGCATTGAGCACACCTGCATTACGTTGTGTGTTCAAGGCAGTGGCGCGCCCCTGGGCGTCCCCACGCAGCAGCCCGTCGATCAGGTGCTCGAAAAATATTTCTTTCCGTTCGGCGGGGGTGAGCAGGGACAGGCTGAGCATCTGTTCCCAGCGCACCAGCCAGGGACGCAAGGTGTGGTTGACGTAGCTGAGCATAAATTGTTCTACGGAGGCGTATGTCGCTGAGGCGGTGTGTTCTTCGAGCATGGCCAGCGGGATGCGCAGGATGCGCGCAACTTCCGCAACCTGGAAACGCCTGGTCTCGACCATCTGTGAGGTCTCCGGTGAGAGGTCCATCTGGGTAGCCTTCATCCCCTCCTCTGCGATAAAGACACCGTGCGATTGGTCGGTGCCGCCGTGCGATTCCATAAATGAATCCTTTAGGTTGTCTTGCGCCTCTTGCGTTAGCCGCTTGGGGTGTTCGAGAACAATGCCTGGCCAGGCCCCGTTGGCAAAGAATTTGCTCCCATATTTCTCCAGGGCAATGCTGAGCGCAATGGCGTGCCGGGCCAGGTACACCAGCGAGTAGCCGACCAAACCATCAAAGCCAAAACCCGGAATGTGTAGGATCTCTTCGGCATTGAAATCACGCTGCGCGCCGCGCGCCGTAAGGTAATGATAGACTCGCCGCCCGCCGATTCGCTCGACTCTCATGCGATCGCCGCGCAGCGGCCAGAGTTCTATGATCCGCCCGGCGCCGTTATAGACCTTCTGGGCGTAGGCGTTGCCACACAAAACCAGCGAGTTCTGCAGGAGCTCCCGAAAAACCATCGAAGGATGTTCAGGATTTGGGGCGTCGTGCAGCAGGTTGTAATATGGATGATCCACCGCCCGCTCTTTCCCGCCGCCCTTCAGCCGCCGGTACAGGATCAGCGGCAGGCTGCTCACTCCTTCGCCCAGGATACGCGTCCCGGCGATCCAGGCTGTCACCGATAAGGCAATCTCCGGGTCCACGTCCTCGCCAGCGTAGGTGTCGCCGTAGCCCCGCACGATGGACCCGGGCGGCGCCTGCGATACATGCCAGCTCTGGCCGATGGACGCACGCTGCTCGAGCATCTGGCGCAGCATCAGGGCTGATCCTTCGCAGGCTTCTTGGGTTCCACCAGCCAGATCGAGAGACTGATCAGGACCGCGCCGGTGAGGGCCAGCGCCCACGGCCACGAAACGGCGAATCCCAGGCCCACGAATAGCATGAGCAGGCCCAAGAATAAAAAGATGTCGGGAATTTCTATTTTGCTTTTGGGTTTTGACTCAGCCATAGCGCTCCGGTTAATGGTGTCATTGCGAGCCGACGGTGTTCTTCCGGCGGCGTGGCAATCTCTGGCTTAAATTAAAGCGCCCGCCAGGGCGAACCTTGCGGTCCGAATGGGCGGGCAGTACTCCGTCAATCCTGTGTTGCTGAATGAACCCTAGCTATAGGTGCAAGAGTCCAGTTATCCCCACAGATGGGGGTCAATCAAATATATCTTACGCTCTTTCCACACTTTTGTCAAGCGGCGTTTCTACGGGAACGCTCCAAAAATCTCCACCAGCGGCCCGCTGACCGCCCGGATCACGCCGGCATTCGGGCATCTCTCCAACGCCAGCCGCCAGCCTTCCAGATGCTCGGCGAGCGGTGTGTTGTAAGCATTGTCGCGCGGGTCGGCATCCGGCGGGCGCGGTCCCTGATAGCAGTCCATCCCGCACAGCAGAACCGGGTCACAACCCAGCCAGCATGCCAGCCAGCAGGCCAGGTGGCTGGAGAAATTCCCACGCCAGTAATCTGCACCGTCCAAATCTACGTCGCTCCATTCCCTGAGCGGGCTGACTTTCGCTCCCTGGTATGTATTAATCAAGTCTAGCATGGCGGGATAGCGGCCAGGTTCATCCAGGAAGACTAGATAATTTGTCCAAACGTGCTGCACGGCATGTTGGTTGACACTGATCAACACCGCCCCCGGCGGGACCTGTGCCAGGTCCGCCTGCAGGCTTGGGCCTCCTCCCAGTACCGCCCCCGGCCGGCCGGCGTGTTTGTCGCGCAGAGATGCGATTGTGATCATTGCTTGCGCTCGAGTTCTGCTTGGATCTTCTCAATAACGTTCTCATCCCCCCCATTGAGATAATGCACTTGAGCAGCCGCTTTCACAGGGGAACTCCAATCGCTATCTCTATGCCATTTTCCATCCGGCGAGTAGAAGCCCACCGTGTAAAGCCCTGGCTCAGATTGAATATAGACCCACATTTTCATTTCTCCTTCTTTTTGTCGTATAGCGGCGCACTCTGAAAAACATGCCCGACGAATTTGCCGTCGTGAATAATAAACGTGCCGACAAAGCCAAGCGCTGATGTGTCGATATTTGGTTGTCCTGTTCCAAAGATATGAATTCCACGAGGAATAAGTTCTGCATCAGGATCAACCACTGCCCACAGGCAAGGCCTGTCGTGTTGCGTCTGGACGCACAAAACTCTAGCTCCTTCCGGTAGATCAATCTCTTGATAATCCGTTACTTCGAGTGTAAATTTCCAAATTGTTTTCATATTTCTCCTAAAACTTGATCAGTCCACGAGTTTCATAGACCGAATGGTCATCATCCTCGTGGCGCAAGGCGAGATCCAGCGCCATGATGCCGGCCACGATGCCATCTATTTTCTGGCGGGATTTTTCTTTATCTGGCTTCATATTTCCGGCAGAGTCCTGACGGGCGGTAAGATTGTTTGCCATCCAGCGTAGCACCGGATGGCCGTCATGATGCAGTTTGCCGGCGACTGTCAGGCGCAGGAATTCCTTCGTCGGCGCAGCCATGCTCTTGAAACCCTGACCGAATTCCACCATTTGGAAGCCCATATCTTGCAACTCCTGTGAAATCTCACGCGCGCCCCAGCGGTCAAAAGCGATCTGTTTGATGTTGTAAATCTGCCCCAGCTCCTCGATGTCACGTTTGATGACGCCCAAGTCAATAACATTGCCTTCTGTTAGACGCAGGAAACCATCCCGCGCCCAGGTTTCATAATTCACACCGGTCGCCCTGCCACGCTCTTCAAGATTCTCTTTAGGTAGCCAAAAAAATGGTAGCCAGAAATGCCCACCTTCTTCGCCGAGGAGGAAATCCAGCACGAAGGCGGCAATGTCTGAGGTAGCTGCCAAATCGAGACCGCCATAACAACCCTGCCCGTCACGCTCGACCGGCGCCACCTGGCCAGAGTTCCACATCTCAGCGGTGATCAGGCGGCTTTCTTGCTCGGTCCAGGTATTCAATGTTAGGCGCTTGAACGTGTTCTGGTATCCGGGAATGGCCGCAGCAAGGCGCGCCTCTTCGGTAATGGAGTTCAGGCCCACGGTCACGCCCAGGTTTGGGTTGGCTTTGCGCCAGATCTTCGGCGAAAGCCAGTCGTCGCCTTCATCCATCGTATAGATCACCCCCCAGAATGAATCATCCGCCGGGATGGTCTTCTCCAGTAAATTCTGCGCATACTCCCATATCTCAAAGCACACCGATTGGCGATCGTAGCCGGCGGTGGTCAGCATCAGGAATAGCGGCTGGCGGCGCGCCTTGCCCGCGCCCCACAGCGCATCGAAGAGCAGGCGGTTGGGCTGGACATGCAACTCGTCGAACAAAATACCGTGCGCATTGATGCCGTGCGCGGTGGGCACGTCTGCCGACAGGACACGGTACACCGAATGAGTGTCCTTGTAGATAATCGAACGTTTGTAGATTTCGCAGCGCACCTGAATATCCGGCGCGCTCTCGGCCATCGTGCTGGAGATGTCGAAGATAATTTTGGCCTGGTCCCGACTGCCAGCCACGCTGAACACTTCGGCGGAATATTCCCTATCCGCAAACACCAAGAGATCGGCTATGCCGGCCGAGATACTGCTCTTGCCGTTCTTCTTGGGGATGCCGACGAAGCCGCGCCGGAAGCGACGCGAGCCATCCGCGCGTTTCCAGCCGAAGAGAGGCCAGATGATGGTTGCCAGTTGCCACGGTTCCAACTTGAACGGGGCGCCTACCTTGGCACGGATGGAATTTTTCGGGTGCCTGAGCACCTGGGCGAAAAATTGCTCGGCGTAAATCGCCGCGCTGCGGTCGAAGTACAGGCCGCGCGCGGCGCTATTTTCCAGGTCGTCCACGTGACGCTGGCAGGCGAGTTTCACCCACTTGCAGGTATTTATTTTTCCTTCCAGCACGTTCGCAATATAACGCTCGGCACGATACAGACGGGCGGCGGTCATTTCTGTTTTTTCTCCGGTATTGCCACTGACGCATCGAAGAATTTCTCGGCCAGACTCTTAGGCTTGGCCTTGGGCGCGGCCTTGATTCTGCTCCTGTCTACTGGCGACATGCCGAACAGGGATGCCAGTTTGATCATGCGTTCCTGGCACTGGTTGGCGATGTTTAGATAGGGGTTTTGAATCGGGTTGCCTTTCTCGGTTTTGACTACCGGCCCACCGAAGATTTTTATTTTTTCCTGGGCGTCCATGAAGTTTTGAAAATTGATGCAGTACAAATAAAGCAGATCAATGTCCAACTCGGTCAGGATGCCTTGGTTGAACAGTTTGCGCGCCAACTCATCCCATTTGGCGCGGCCCACGGCATTCAGTTCGGAAGGCGCGTCCGGCAGAATAATGGGCGGGTGCGGCTCGGCGTCATTGAGAGGCCGGCGGCCTGGGTTACCTGCCAGACGTTTGAATTCGGTCGGCTTTGGTTTACGGCCTTTGGTCATGGAGTCCCTATAAACATTTTGCTATTGATATTTTAGATAAATGTGTGTATAATATTCTTAGGTTGGGGTTATCCAACCGCCTAAAAAAGGAGAATAAAATGCCCGACCTAACGAAGTTTGAAATGATTTACCGAACCGACCCGGACGGTCTCTGGGGCCAACCGGGCTCGACTGGCTACGACGCCGATGCAAGTGTTGCGGAATATCAACGACTGGTGACCGCTGCAATCCTAGCCGAATATCCAAACGCGACAATTGAGCATCAATACGAACCCACCATGAGAGATGGTGTGGAAATTCTGTCCGATGGCGAAAATGAGTATCCCGAAATTGCTGAGACCATCGAACAGATTGCGACCGCCATTTATGAGGATTTCCAATGGTTGGTAAAATGACCCGCGGCGGTAAACGGGAGGGCGCTGGACGCCCTCCCGTCCAGAACCCCAAGCGCCGACATAACGTCATGTTGACGGACCTGATTGCTGAGTTTCTACGCAATTTCGGAAATGGCAATTTATCGGCTGGAATCGCGCTCGCGGTTGAGTTCATAAAATCGTTCCACATTCAAAAAGGAGATTGATATGTTTTCGGAAAAAAACGGTTATATTCTGTTCGAAGTTGTCTCTGCATTGCAGAAGACAATCCGCCCAGGCTTTCATCAAATTTCGGCGGGTCTTGGAAACCATAACGATAGATCGAGTCCGTGAGAGCGGCGAGATCGTGCTTCTTCGGATTCTCGTCCCACAGCCGCGCCTGTCCCAGCGGGATGTATTCAATGTGAATAATATTGTCATCAGTCATAGTTGCGTTCTAAATCCCTACCAGCCAATTTCGCGCTCGCGCGCGAATGACTACCCAGCCGGTCTAGCACGCTAGGGGCGTAGAGATTTAATCCTCCTACCATGCCAACCACCACCATCCTGCTTATTGGTCTTGCGCGTGTGGTCGGAGTGGCAGCGAGAATGCAAATATTCATCAGCATCCGGATCAGTAACGCCCATTTGGACCAGTTCCCTTCGGCTGGGCTCATGATCAACGTCAGTAGCTATGCGTCCACAATCCTCGCAGTGGGGATTGGCAAGAAGGAAAGTTGCGCGCTTCTTCTGCCACTTCGAACCATACCCACGTTGCGTTGACGTGGGCCGGGCGGTCTCTTGCTGACGCTGCTGCTTCTTGGCGTGCTCCTCGCACAGGCTGCCATGATAGGCCAGCCGCGCGCAGCCAGGAGTACGGCAGCAGTGAGGCGGACGATTGGGCATTGTTTATTTGCCTCCAAGTTTCTGCTGGATCACCTTCTCCAACTTCTGATCGCTCAGCGAGAAGTGCATCGCCTGCCCGCAATGGACACAGAACATACTGTGCCCCTCGCGTATGATCAGGCTGCCAGCCTGCAAGAGAAACAGATCGTCGCCAAACAGCGCGTCATCAATCCTGTAAAGCCGCCCGATCTCTTGGCGGCAATTCAGATTACTGCACAAGCCCGGATCACCGTTGGCCGCATCTACCTTCACACTCTGGCAGTACACGCCGGATGGTGTCGGTAATTTGTTTTTTGGATTCATTCTTATTACTCCTTCTGCCTGATCCTCACGTAGCCATCCTCGATCTCGAAGTATGCCCTGGGATGGTCAACGCTGTACTTCCGCAGGTAGCGCTTGGATGTCTCGGTCGAGACGCCTATCTCGAGGGCGATCAAGTTGCAGGCCGTGTTGAACATCGGGCTTCCTTTCCGCCGGATGTACTCCGTGAGATACGCCACGGCTGCCTTCTCGGCGCCCTGATTGAATGCCACCAGATCGGTTTGCTTCAAGCCCTGACTCGGCTTCTCGATTTCCTTGCGCCCCTTCGCCGCCCGCTTGATCGTCTTCTTCCCAACAGGATGCACTTCCGGCGCCTTGCCTGCCAGGTATTCTCGATGCGCCCTACGATGGGTTGACAGCACTTCTTTTTCGGTCATCAGATCATATCCTGTTTGTCGCGATGTTTCACGGATTTACATTCGCTCACACACGCACACACACACATGCACACACACATACACATACTTAATTGATGGTACTTGAAATTACTCTCAAATCACGCGCGGGATGGCGGGATCTTTGTTATCATATTTTGCATTCCGCCATCCACAATAAATGTTTCACGGACCAGTATCCTGACCCGCTTTCCGCCTCTCGCGTAGACCCGCGCCTGAGCTGGATGGTTGGTCTTTTTCTCCAGCTCGACTAGGTTTTGTACTGCCTCCAACAGCCAGGCTGGCAGCGGACGCTGCAACCCAGGCAGTCGCCGGGAGCATGCAGTGCAGCGCGGTGGTAGCCCCAATCGGCCTCGGGTCTCTGATTTGCGCGGATCGTATCCGGCCGCGATCATTTGCGCCAGGCGCGGATTAGATTTCCCCGCCTTGGTAAGCACACCGCAGGCAATTGACGCTTGCGGCCAAGAATTCAATTCAGCGTGCTTTTGGCGCAATTTTTCGGCTAGACGTATCAATGTTCGACTTTGCATTTTCGCTGCCTTGTAAAGCCTACAAGGGTAGATCTAGAGCCTTTTAGAAGGGGTTTGATAACCGACTTTCCTTTGCTGTTTGCGCGGCCATAGACTTCTTATCCACTTGCCGCGCACCCAGATAACGGCGAATGGCCCAAGCCTGATCACAACATAGCTTTTCAAGAACGCCTCTAATGTTCCTTTTGCTTTCAAGAGATTCTTATATCTCTCGATCGCCGATTGCCCATATTTCTCTGCTTCCGAAGCTGTCCGGAAGCGTTTGCGCAGGTAGCGGTGATCCTTGAGAAGGCGCACTCTCGCTGCATAAACCTTATTGCCCTTGATGAAATGCTTCTGCCAGCGATCGTAGGCGAGTAGATTGGGATCATTCCCGTTTAGTTGCATAGCTCTTCCTCGTGTTGAATCTGACCGCCAGCGCTTGCATGTCCTGCTCTTGCCGGCGGGATAAGATCGCGCAATCCGTGCACAGACGCACGCCCAGCAGCGGCCGGGTGGCCCCATCCGCCGGAAAGCGCCGCCCACAGTAGCTGACCAGATAAGCGTGGTCATAGCGTAAGACCCTATGCCCCAGATCAGTGGTGATGGCCTCTTTCAACCACAGGCCCAGGTACTGGCGGGGGATCATGCGCAACCTTTCTCCGTGCTCACTGCCGCGCCCACGGTTATCGGCCTTTCCTTCCACGCTAGGTAGACGTGACCCACGCCTGCCGCGTCCATCCAGGCTGCCCGTGCCACGTACCGCCCATCGTATGGCGTTTGCTCCAGGCACTCCTCCATATCGGGGAGGCGCCCGGCTTGCTCGAATTCCATCCGGTGGGTCAGATTGGGCAGGATCACGTCCTGCACTTTGCGCGGCATAAGCGGCGATGCGAACCGCTTCAACGCCGCACCGATCCCTTCCGCTCGCACCCTCGCCGGCCGGTTGTTGTAGAGCCCGCGGTCCACCTCGTCCACCGGCGGCCCTGTGGGCTTCCTTGTGCGCAGCGCCACCTCGCCTGGGTCATGCGCCTCCAGGGGCGGCCGTTTCCTGTTCCTGCGGAATCGATTATGGGTGTAAACGCTCATGGTTTTGTCATGCTCCTGCGTATGCTCGTAATGAATGCACTCTTCGTCCTGCGCCAGTAATACACCTTCTCGGCTTTATACTTCTCGCCCCAGGCCAATACCTCGCCCTCCTCGATGGGCGAGGCCTGCTGGTAGCCAGCTTCCCGCGGCAGGTCTTTCAAATGCACCAGGATGATCAATTCGGTCATACGGGGTTCTTCCCAATGAAGGTTCCTGTGCCAGGTGTAAACAATGGCAACTGCCGCGGGGTGATGACCAGATCCACCGGGCCGGCGTCCTTTTTTGCATATTCCGCCAATTTGTCGGCGGCATCCATGCTGCCCTCGTTGGCGGTCAGCGTGAAAGTGATCGTGATCTGATCCGTGGCGAAATTCGCCTTTACCGATGTGACCTTTACTGATGGGAAATCCATGCGATAGACTCCTTAGATATTGGTTTTCTTTCGAACCATATCAAGCCCGCGCCGCCGTGACTGCCTTTTGTAAACCGGCCTCCGTGGATTATCGCGGTCCGGTTGTAAGCCCGGAACGTTCGGAGCAGGCTAACGGCTTGGCTCAGGCGCTCGGCGGTTCTGGCGAGGCCTCATTGAAGTTTGCAATATCTTCTGCGGAGACACCACAGAACGGGCAGCCCGTAGCCGAGTCGCTTCTGTTCGGCCAATGGAGCCGGTGTTCGGGCAGCATTATGCCACTGACCACCGCAAACTCTAGCCCATCTTCCAACACAACAATACGTTGGCGGGGGAAGATTTCTTTCAGGCTTTCTAAAATGTGCTCCGTCGCGTAAGCGGAAAGAAAGCTTTTGGATTTCAAAACCAGCACATCGCCGGGTTTTATATTTACGCTGGCAACCTCAAATATCTTTCTGTTCATCTTCTCAACAAACCTATCGGCTATTCTGTTTGTCAATCTATCCAGCAATTTGTCCATGTTTTCTCTTTGCTCCTGCGGCCCAACGGTTTGCGTTAGCGGCGGTGTTCTCCCGTCCGCTGCAAGCGATTGTTAGAAGGCGGCGTATAATCTTCTGGTTCTAAAATAAACATGGCAACCCAGCGCCCCGTGCCTGGCCCTGGTGTGCCATCTTCAATAGCACACCATTTGATGTCTTTCAGGTTGCGGACCTGCGCCCCAGCCTCTAAAAGCATGTGGATCCATTTATCAATTGGATAAACAAGAACAACTCTCTTACCTTTCCTGAATTCTTCGATTGCCTTACGTGCCCAGGCGGTTGGGCCCTTCTTCTTGTCATCCTGAATATAACTACCGAAGGGTGGATTGACGTAATTAGACTGGCCCCACTCGGCGGTTAGACCATTGAAATCATCAGACTGAGGATATGGACAAGGATCAAAATCAAAGCGGAATTCTGCTCTCATTTCTGCCATCAACGCTTCCGGAGTAAGCCAGTAATGTTTACCATCAGCCTTGTTGCCATTAGCAAAACTCATCTTAGCCGCCTTCTAACGGTTTGCGTTAGCGGTTGGCGGGTTGCGCTACTTCGCTTTCAAGCCGCGCCGTACCCGCCAATCCGCTGCACGCTGTGTTAGGTGGCGTGTTCGCAAAAAGATAAGCCCATTGCGCCACGCCACCCCTTTTGAAAATGCACAGCCCCAGCCGCGAAGCCTGTGGGAAAACCTAACTCAGAACCAGTGCCATAATAGCGCATGTGTTTTGGTAAACCCCACTCATTCAATTCAAGCAGGAATTTGCCCGAGTTGAAAGTTTTATTCAGCGGGATTAGATAAACAATGTTTTGCGCTATGCTCATGCTGTGAGCCATCCATTTTGAAAAGATTTTATATGGTGGATTGCCAAAGAGATAATCAACGGGTTCGACAAATTGAAAGAAGTCTTTTCCTTCGGCAATTTCACACCATTCTGCAGCGGGAAGATATTGCATAAAAACGCCTTCCCCTTTGCATGGTTCAACAATGCGCCCGCTAGGTTTGAAATGAGCGACCATATCAGCGGCGACCCAATCAGGGGTATAAACCACATCTTGCGGGTCAAGTGCTATTTGTAAAAATTGAGACTGCTGGAGCAAGGAAGCCACCTAACGGTCTGCGTTAGCGGCGCGGTTTCCAGCGTCCGCTGCACGCTGTGTTAGAAGGCGCGGTTGCCACATTTCACAAAGCCCATGTTCAAAATCGCCAATGAATACCGTATTGCCTTCCATTACAAAAATTGCCGCACATCCCCAACCTACCTGAACAATTGGATGCTGGTCATTATTGAGTAGCTCAACGCGATTTACGCAACCGCAACAACATGATTTGAAATGACTATCTTTCTGACACTTACTTTTATTTTTTGACATAGTGCCTTCTAACGGTTGGCGTTAGCGGCGGCGGTTTTCAGCCGTCCGCTGCACGCTTTGTTAGATGCGTCACCATCCCGCGAACTCGGGTAGTTTGGCATACTCTTCTTCCGGCATTTCAACAACGGTCAACGCGACCGACACGCCGGGGGATAAATATTCGATGTCGTCCAACTCGCCCTGTACAATTCCAGGAATATCTTTTACAGGCTGGATATAACTGCCTTGAACATCACTGCGAGTAACCTTGATATATTTCATGCCTCTCCTTTAGCAAAAAAGCATCTAACGGCTTGCGTTAGCGGCGGGGGGGCGGATTATGCACAGGGCAATCTTCCGCCACGACATTTTCATCTGTATAAAACCTTACTTTGTCGCATGAGCAAGCACCGTCCACTGCACCCATAGTTGGGTTGCACACAAATATCTCGACACCAAGCGAAGCGGCGGTAAGAGTCACCAATGCGGCCAAGAGTTGATGTTCGGTAATCTCGTCAATGCTGGCGAAATTCGTTCCAAGTAAAGCGTTTAACTTTTGCAAATCAAACATAGTTCCTCCGAGCAACCCAACGGTTTGCGTTAGCGGCGGCGTTTCGAGCAAGACTCTTTGTGGTTCATGCTCGTTTGCTCGCCACACTCCGCACATTGCAAGACGGGTAAGCCGTCCGCCTGCACGCTTTGTTAGACCCGCTTTCGTATTTCAATCACGATGTCTGCGGCTCTTCCTGGTGGCGGGGGTGGTGGCAGAGAGGAGGGCGCTTTGAAGGTTTTCAAAAAATACGCTTCTGGATTGCCTTCACATTGCGGGCAAATTTTCTTGAACACCAAACCAACTTTTCCAGTATCTTCACAAATTCTGCACATGAAGTTTTTCATTTTGCTCCGAAGCATCTAACGGTTTGCGTTAGCGGCGCGGTTTCCAGCGTCCGCTGCACGCTGTGTTGGGCGGCTGTGTTTTTTGCAAGCAAACAGCACGCGATAATCATCATAGACAATTGCGACGATAGCCTTTCGTTCACAACCAAAATCTGAACAGGGACGGATTTTTTCAATATTGACTATCTTTTTAGTCATGCGTTTTCCTTTCGGGCGAGAGCCGCCCAACTAGTGTATAGACAGACACATTCCGCCTAATTCCTGGCTGTCAACTCTCTTCGCACCCGCAATCCGGTATGCAGGCAAATTATTAAATCAATCCCAACTGCAGCGCATCCCCGAAGGCTTCCTTCGCCGAGGCGCGCATCGCCGCCAGCGTCACGCTCATGTCGCCGATCTTGGCCAGGAACTCATGGCTGGCGAATTCCTCAAACTCGGCCAGCGACTCGGCCATGTAGTAGCCTCCATCCTCGCCCGGCGCCGAGCAGATCAGATGACCCGCGCGCCGCAGCCCACGGATGCAGTGCCGCACCAGCCGCTCGTGCACGTCGAAACCCATCAGTTTCATGTTGAGCACCAACTCCACGCGCCCGATCGCTCGTGTGTGCCCCGTATGGAAGGACAGCAGCCGCAGCACCGCCCGGTCCAGTCCAACCGGCATATCCTTTATGAGCCGGTCATAGATCCTCGTGTTTTCGCTCATTTTCCCTTCTTTCTTCTCCCCTCTCCAAATCGTGGATTTCGATTTGGAGAGGGGTCGGGGGTGAGGCTATCTTTGCCTCCTTATGGTACAAGTGTTGCACGTAAGCCTCAAGCAACTCGGTAGGTAGGAACTCCCGGAGAGCACACTCGTGAATATCGTCGTAGGACATGATAGCGAGGAACGTCACGCCTTCAGTCTCAGCCTTGAACTCGACTTGGTATTCGTCCTCGTGGCGATTGGTTACTCTGCCACAGCTGCCGTTAGGGCCGCGTATTAGCTCGGCCATCGCTTCGGCGGTGATTTGTACATAGTCGCTGGCGACCGCGATGAGAGGACCTTCGCGGTAATGCTTCGCGAAGAGCTTCTGCAAAAGTGCAAGCTCGTGTAGATATTTCTTGTTCATTCCAGCGCATCCAGTTTGCGGCAGTAGAAGTTGGAGACTTCTGGCTGGGGATGTGTGCTTAATAGATCGCGTAAGAAGTCCGCTGCCTCCGCCGGCATCCCGATCTCTTCCACTCCATGTTTGACCAGCCCCAGCACCGCCTCGGCCGCGGCCTTCAGGATGAAAAACAGCAGGATAAGCTCGATCTTCTTCCTGATTTTGTCGCTCATGTCTGCACTCCAGCCGAAGGTGCCGGCACCTCACGGGGGGTACTTCGCGGCTCCCTGGCCAGCGAGAATATGCCCTGCTCGTCGACTGTCACAATAAAGCACTTGTCTTTTTTCGTAATAACCGTAAACTCTGGGATATCTTTTACGGCCAGGCGTTTATGCAACATCTGCGCGCTGATCACCTCCCCTGTGCCTTCGATGATATAGGAATGCTCGCCCGGTTCTTTCTTCTGATCGGACGGTGCGCTCCGGGCTTTCTTTTGGGCTTTGTTCTTGAGGATATTTTCTCCCTGCCCCCTCTCAAAGAACAAGGCTTTCAACGCGGCCGCCTGGCGTTCATCGGTGACAATCAGGTCGAAGGTCTCCTTGATCTCGATGCGGTTCCCGCCGCAGACCGCCTCCAGGCCTGCGATCAACGTTTCCAAATCGTCCTTATTGACTGGCGTCTTGATGTGGATCGTTTGCTCTGTCATGGTTTCCTTCCTTCCCGTGCCTGCTTTAGATGCGATATGGCGTTGTCCAGCAGGTCTCGTTTGAAATCCAGTTCGAACTGCAGTGAATTCAGCGCCGCCGTGGCGTCTTCGATCGCATCCGCCGTCCGGTAAGGCAGATGCTTCGCCTGTGTCTGCTCCAGTGTAATGATCCGTTCCCGCAGGTGCTGCATCTCGGCGTGGAGCCTGCCGATGGCAAACCCGGCGATGAGGGCGGCGATGATTGCAATGGTTATAAATAGGCCAGGCATATTGCCACCCCCAGCAGGATCAGGATGCAGATCCCAATGATGATCAGGTAAAGCGTGCTTTTATTCTTCATTTCGCCTCGATTAAGTTCTGACAGTTCAGCACTTCCGTGCTACTCTATTAGTATGATGATCGATTGCTTGTGCTTCACGATTGATGGCTTGCTTGTCCAGGAGATCGTCTTCGAAGATCCAACTCTCCCTTGCCGAAACGAGGTTGGGCCTCGATCCGATCGGCGGGATCCCGGCAATGAAGTCCAGCAGTCCGCACAGAAGATCGGATGCGGCTTGCTTATTGATTACCTTGGCCGGCTCCTTCATCCCTTCCGCCTCTCTACTTCCGCCCAGGCCAGCGCAGCCAGGGCGATCACCAGGATGAGCATCAAGCGCATGGTCTCGGTCATAGGTTCTCTCCCGCTGCCACAGATGTATGCAGCCATGCCGCCGCCACATCACGGCCGGCACCTTCGGCCGGCAGACTCTCTTTTCCCCTCTCCAAATGGTGTTTTTCCATTTGGGGAGGGGCTGGGGGTAGGGCTGGCGGCCGACGATCGGTCTCGCCACGGATCATCCACTGGAACAGACAGCGCAATTCAGATTCACGTGGAGCGATCACCAATCCCATGTAAGGCTCCCAGCCTTGCGCCAGCAGATAGTTCACCTTCTGGTTCATCTCTTCGGCATTATCGACCTGGATCAAAAAGTATTCATACATGCCGGCCCCTTTCCTGTGGCGCCAGGCCAGGCAGGCCCAGCAATTTCAAGAAATCTTCCTCTTCAGGCATCGGGATGACCTTTTCATGTCTCCATACTTGCCCATACGCCACCTGGCAGTCGCTCGGCAGCAGACCGCCCAAGCGCTTGCGCGTGACCGCCTTGTGGCTGAATTCCGCCGGCCCCGTGCGGAGAAGGAAGATCACGCCCCATTGCACCGGCGGGCGCACCAGGAACAGGTCCAGGTTGATCCCCTCGGGCAGGGCGATCTGCTTATATCGCGATCCATTTTTAATGAACCTCGCACCCGGGATCAGCTCTGGGAGCAGCGCATCCGCGAACGGGGCCGGAATGGCCACGATCTCGATGTCGCCCACCTCCGCCTTCTCCCGCCGGATGCTGCCCGCGATCTCGATCCGCTCGCAATATGGAGCCAGCTTCTCGACCAGCTTTTCGGCTATCGCCCTCGCGCGCTTGAGTTCCATGCCTACTTTCCCTCTCCCCTTATTTTCTGTGTTTGAAAATGGGGGGAGTTGGAGGGGGGCTCCTCCGCCCCGACATACACCAACGGCACCGCCTGCGCCCCTGCCGGCCTGGGCAGCGCATTGGGATACCCTGCCAGTTGCATCAGCTCCTGGCCGGCCTCCATGCCATAAGCCAGCACAAAGCGACCGAACCCATCCCCCGAAAAGATCACCCTCCCCCGCAGCAGATCCCAGGCGTGGGCGTAGGTGTAATTCATCGCCTTGCGAAAAGCATTGATCGAAATCTCGTGATCTTCCGTCCAGGCCTGCAAGCCTGCCTTTAGCTTCTCTCCATCGAATTCAGACATTAGGTGCTCCTTGCTAATAGGTCAGTAAAAATTTATCTCACCGAAACATAATGTTTCTAGTTAGCAACATTCTACAGCGATTATATTATTTTGTCAATAGGCAGAAACATATATGATAGCCACAAGAAACGAGTTTCGTGACAAAATGTTTCTCATGACTAACATGCTCTCTATTTGGTTGAATGCCGAGATGGTTACTCGTGGATGGTCGCAATCTGATTTAGCAAGAAGATCCGGCTTGCATCGAGCAGTGATCAGCAAAATATTGAGCGATAGTTCGAAACCTATACCGGAAACTTGTCGGGCTCTTGCTGTAGCTTTGAAATTGCCCATTGAGCAAGTTTATAGGGCTGCCGGTTTGTTACCACCCAAAGCCAAAACCGATGAACTCGCTGAGCGTGCTGAGCATCTCTATAATTTGCTGGCCCCCGAAAATCAACGTAAAGCGTTGGAATATTTGGAGTTTTTGAAGATCCAGGAGGAAAGAGGAGATTATCGTGTTACCAAAACTAAAACGGTTGAGACGGGGTAATCAACGCCGCTTCCTTCGCTGCCTGCAATTCCTGTATCTCCACCAATTTCTTACCTTGCCTTTCCCCGTCGCCTTCGCCCTGCGCGCCACGGCCTGCATGTTCGCTCTGCTCTTCATCATGCCGGCCCATCCGCTGGCCATCCCCGCCGTCATCGGCGGCGGGATTTCACTTGCTTTGATCGCAACAGGAGGAAATAAGAAATGGCTAAGCTCAACTTCCTTTCAATCGCCCTGATCATTTGCCTTTTGGCTGCTTGCGGCCCAACCAAAACAGAGAAAAATACGACTGCTACTGCTTACATTGCTACAAGCAATGCCTTAAAGCAATCCTATTTTCTTACCCAAACTGCCGAACCGACACGAACCTCCATGCCAACATTGAGACCGGATACGCGTTCTCCTTTTGAAAAATGTGTGCAATCAATTAGTGGAGTGAGATATGCAATTTCAGGAGCTGGTGTTAGTGCTGTATCGCTGACTTTTGAGAACGATTCGGGCGGTTCGGATCAAGGAGATTACCAAGTACCATTCTGTAAAATATTCAATAATTTCCAGTCCGGTGATTTCCTTTATATATCCGCTCAAATCATCTCTGGGGATGGCAGCATCAAATGTCAAATCCTTGATGGGAATATTCTTATCGCCGAGGCGAATGCCAGTGGTTTCCCTTCTATTGCTACATGTAGCGGCTCAGCAAGGTAAATTTGAAAGGGAAATTATGCTACTAAAGCCATTTCCAAAATCAGAAGATAAGAATGATGAAACTTTAAGTGCTCCCGAAGATCAGGCATGGCTTGAGGATATTCTCTATGATCAGACGAAAATCCTGAAACAAATCAATACGGCTATTCAGATTATTGCCGCGCTCGTCCTTCTTACCGTCATCGTCGCCACCTGCTCGGCTTTATTTTAAAGCACACCGTCCCTGCACTTCTCCCCCTATTTGGTGTTTATCCAAATGGGGGGATGTCGCCGAAGGCGACAAGGGGGCAGGGACGGTGCTTAAAACGGGAACGCCGCCCTGCTTTCACAGGGCGGCGCGTCCGTCAAGCCGTAGATTAGCTCAATGAGCCAGATCCGCTAAGAAAATTATAGCACAAATTCACGGATTTTCAATAGCCAAAATACAAGTGTGTCCCAGATGAGATTCGAACTCACACCCACAGATTTAGCGGATCTGGGCTCTGTCCATTGAGCTACTGGGACACACAGACATTGTAGCAAATATCTCAGTTATAAACAAGTAGAATGTCTTCACCCATCCGCTTCTCCATCTGGGCCGCCGTCTCCACCGAAGCCCAGGCCGCCGCCGATAAGACCTCCCTCTCCGAGCAGGAGACCCGCTGCCGCCAGGCCGCCACGGGCAAAGGCTGGCGTGAATCTGCCGGCCCTTTCATCTGCCCGGGCGAGAGCCGCACCCGCTACGTCAACCTGCGGGACGCCGAGCTGGCCATCCCCCAGCTCAAAGCTCTGCTTGATTCCGCCCAGCGCCACGAATATGATATCCTGATCTTATATGACTATGACCGCCTCCGCGATCTGCTGGCTCTCGTCTCACTTACCCTCTCCCAATATGGCGCCCAGATCTATTCTGTCAACCAGCCGCTCGAGCCGCTTTCCCCCGAAGTTTATTCGCCATACGCCAGCGATAGTTCTTTCATCATGGAGGGAATGTCGCATATTATTAGCCGGGCGAAAATCGCAGATTTGCGTCGCAAGTATTTTTTTGCCATGCCCCTCCGCGTTTCCGAACGCGGCCTGCCTGCCATCGCCATCCCTTTCGGCTACCGCAAGCCTCCCGGCCACGAAACCGATCGCAAGGCCGTGCCGGTCGCCAATCCGGTGACTTCTTCCTATGTGACCAAAATGAAAGAAATGCTCCTGAACGGCAAGTCCATCCGCCAGATCGTGGACATGCTCGAGGAAGACGCCATCCGCCCCCCGCACTCCCGCCGTTGGTGGCCGCAGACCGTCCGCGATATTCTGCGCAACCCTTTCTATGCCGGCTACAACCGCTGGGGCGTCTCCCGCTCCATCCTCGACCCTCGCACCCGTCGCCGTTTCCGTGACCGCGCTATCCCCCGTAAGAATATTATCATTGCAAAGGGTAAGCACGATCCGCTCTGGGATGACGCCACCCACCAGGCCATCCTGGCCGAGTTTGCACGCCGCGGCCATTCGTACAAGGGCAAGCGTTCCAGCGTCTTCACCGGCCTGCTGCACTGCTCCGAGTGTGACGCCCGACTGTGGCTGCAGGGCAACGGGCCGCGGGCGATCCCCGATCGCCTGATCTGGCGCTGCTCGCGCGGCTGCCACGTCGCCATCACCCACCCGGACGCCATCCAGCGCGTCGCTGCGGACCTGGGAGGCGCGCTGCAAGACGAAGAGATCCCTTTGCCGGACGCCAACGGCGCCCACCTCATCCAGGCCCAAGGTATGCTTGACGAGCTCGAGCGCCAGCGCTCCCGCATCGAGGACGCCTACCAATCCGGCTCCCTCGGCCTGGCTTCCTTCTCCGAGCGCGCCGCGGCCATTGATAAGCAAATGGACAAGGCTCAGCTCGAACTGGCTGAAGCCGAACGCGCCGGGCTATCGCGCCTCGAAACCCTGCGCGCCCTGGGCGGCATCCACGGCGCCCTCGCCCGCCTGCCCGCCTTCTTCGAAACTGAAGAGCCGGTCTATGTCAATCATTTGTTGCATGCTCTGCTGGCCAAGATCATCATATCCCCCGGCGGCGAGATTACTCTGCAATTCCGTTAGAAAAACGAAACGCCCGTTGGATCTCTCCTTCGGGCGTTTCTGTCAGTTCTCTTGGCGATGACTATACAGTCCCGCGCTTTTCATCCCCTCGTGAACACCTGAACCAACCCACGACTCCTCGAGCCTTCAACTGGCATACGCATCACTTTGGCTTTATAGCCATGTGCTTTTAACCATTTGCCTGCTGTCTGATGGCTGCAGCCTTTGGCAGTAGCAAATTCTTGCATGGTGATCCCATATCCTTTCGGGCGTATGGGAGGAATATCATTCGCAGATTCGCGTAAGACCTGTTCGAGCAAGGCATCGTCGTACAGCGCCTCTCCCACATCACGACCAATATCTTTGGTCGCATCACCAACATCTTTGGTCATAAGGACTCCTTGGACCGTATGTCAACGGTCTGTAGCATTGGCACCACTCTCAGCAGTTCACCATCAATGAGCTCGGCCAGCACGATCCCGTGCGTGACACGATTGGGGCTGCGCATTACCATGCGCGCGTAATCGGTTATGAAGGTCAGCGATGGGGTGATCACCAACGTACTGGTGTACCATTCCCCATCATGTTTTATTTTCAGCGTTTCCTCGATAAAGTCGTGGTAATGACCCCGGAAGACCAGCCTGGGCGGGATGTTCCCCACAACGATCTCTTGCAGCATCAGGCTGCGCAAGTAGTACCGGGCTTCATTGCCTTTCAACCATTCCCTGGATCCCGTCGGCGGGCCGTGGTGGGAGATGTCCACATCCACTCCGCCGATTTCCATCAGCGCATGGTCGTAAACCCGCGTCGAGGTCTTGGGATAGGCTGCCTTCAGCAGCGTGGCGATCAGGATCTCCGCGCTGCCGTTGTCGAATACGTGCGCTCCCGTCCCTTTGATCAGCCTGACTGCCTTTGGCTTTCTGGCATAGATCGGGGCGGCATTTGCCTCGCCAATGATGATCTGGTCTGCCAAGCGGTCAGAGACGAGCAGTTGTTTGTATTTGTTCCCGGCAGTCAGATCGCCGTTCAGTACAAAAACAACCTCGTCCCTTTTGGCGTAGTCGAAGGCTTCGCTGAGCCAGTTTGTATACTTTTCCCACAGGTACTCCTGGATTTTATTGAGCGGGGGATGATATTGTTCGATGATATTCCCTCTCTCATCAATCTCATCCAGGAGCGTTTCGGGGTTGAGCAGGCCGTGGCGATGACCACCGTGCAGGTCGGAGCATATTGCCAGGATGGTTCGTTTCAAATTGCCTCCAGCTCTTCGAGCGAATAGTAGACCGGCATCCCCACTTCCACGGCCCGTCTTACTTCCCGGTCAGCCCCCGGGCTTGCCCCTTCGATCCGGTAAACCGCATCGCATAGCTCCAGCCAGTGCGTGTCGTAATCCAACCAGAACTCGTACCGGTGCGGGCTGATCTGTTGCCAGAAGTGGGTGAGATGGGGAACATAGGGAACACGCCCCAGGGCCGCAAGTGCATCCGCAGCATGAATTGCGCGCCGGACATTGGCGATCGGATCTCCGCCAGAGTAGGGGCCTGCAATGTATATTTTCAATATTCGCGCCGGGAGCGGGTTTTGCCCCGCTCCTGCATGTTGTGAACTAGAGGAAGGTTTCTCTTTATGGCTTTGTCAATCGGTGAACGACCTGACCTCCTGCATATAAGACCACCGTCCCTGCCGCAATGGTGAACCAAGGGGCCAGAGAAGCCATTATGTCCGCCGGGACGTAGACCAGGATGGCATAGAAACCGAGCGAGAGAGCCACGTTGACTGCGATCGCAATCAGCTTCTTGGCGTCGATTGGCAGGTCTATATAGGCGGAAATATGCTCCAGAATCCATGAGCCGATCAGGATCGAGCCGCCTGAGTAAATCAGCCATTGAAGAAACGACATCAGATCAGTTGTGGGCATTTTTTTCTCCTTTCTTATGGTCCCGCTGAACCGCAGAACCTACTTGATGATGATCATCGCCTGGCCGGTGGCAAGACTGAATAGTAAAGTGATGACAGATATGCCCAGGACGGCCCCTAGCCAGATCATCACGCGATAGGCCGGCCACATGATTTCTACCCGTTCCTTGAGCTTATCCACCCGCTTGCGTTCGGTGGTTACCTGCTGCAGCACGGCACGCGTGGTCGCCAGGACCAGGCAAAGAGCATCTTTCTGTTTTATCTGTGAGGTTCCTTTAGACAGAAACTCGTCGATCTGTTGGATGAGAATATCCGTGCCATCATTGCCATTTACCATACTAGCCTCCCGTTAGGTTGCCGAAGGTGCCGGCCGTGGGGTGCCGGCATCTTCGGCACCTTCGGCCAACTGCACTTTCCGATTCTCGATATAAGCCGCCATCCGCCTCAATTCGTCCAGCCGGATTGGCGCTTCATTTTGGTTTTGAATCAACTCGAACAACGTTATGGCCGGCGGCTCGGCCGCAGGCTCTTGCAGCCTCAGCCAGGTGCGCATGTCGGCGACCGTGCCGTTGAACACGTTCAGGTCAACACTCTTTGATCCGGTCCCATACTCCTGGCCGTGGCCGGCATAATTGATCTCGCTGGCGTACTGGTATATGTGCCAGTCCCCGGCCTTGCGTTTCTTGGGCAGGGCAGGCTCTCTGGTCGGCCCCACGTTGGTGGTCCAGTATTGGGCGATCCAAAGCGGGTAATCCTTCATCCAGTCGCCATAAGGAGACAGATCCGCGTCGTAGTGGGTCGGATTGGTGTACAGCAAGACCGGCCTGCCGGCCGCCTTCTCCTGGATGTAGTCCATCCACAGGTGCGCCATGTTCGCGAACTTTGCATCCATCACGTTGCCAATGCCTTCGAAGTCCAGCGCGTACAGGTTGAACGGGTAATCCTGGACGATATTCCAGAATTTATCCGCCTGTTGTTTCCAATCCCAGCCGGAGCGCAGATAGTGATACGCTCCGCGCACGGTCACCTTTTCGACCCCCGACCAGATGGCCGCAAACGCAGGATCCTTCACCAGGCCCTCGCTGACTTTCATGATGGCGAAACCGATCCGCCCGCTTGCTTTGGCGGGGTCGAAACTGCCATCCCAATGGGATAAATCCACACCATGTGCCCTGTTCATGTTTTTATCTCCTGTCTTCTACACCGGCCTCATCAGCCACTCTACGTCCAGCTTGTTGCCCGGGCCGACGCTCCGCTTGGTCCCGGCGATGAAAAAGTCGCTGTTTAGGGCGGTCTGGGTCTCGGCGATCGTCCAACGGGTGGAGATCAGGCCGGTCTGGGCGGCCGCCATCAAGGCCGCCGATTTGTTGGCATGGAATTTCACCCGGCAGGGCCGCTTGGTGTTACTGCTGGCGATGGGCTGCAGGATCGCAGCGAGAGAATCGGCCATTGCCTGGTTGCTCTCGTAGGCCATGTCTACCGTCAGGACGCGCAGGCCGCCTGTCCCGGCCTCCTTGGTGTAGGGGGTGAAACGGTCGTAGCGTTGACCTTTTAACCCGTAAAAGTTAAAAAATCCGGCTGTCGCGCCGTTGTTGGTAATATCCATCAGCATGGCGTTCGCCCCGAAGACCGACCCCGTGAATAATAGGGCGTCATGCAGATCGTCGGAATAATCATCGTTCACCGTGCCAAAATAGTAGGTATATTGCGGCGGAGTGTAGGCCATCTGCGCTGAGAACCGGCCTCCGTTGATGCCTTCCGAATAATAGACTACAAATTTTCTTTCCTGGTACGCTGCCAGAGGAAGATGGGAATGCATAAAGGCAATAATATAATCACTGGTATTAATTTCTATGGGATAAACCACCACATGGACGCGGTCGTAAACCTGCTCGGCGTTGTTGAGCATCTCCACATCCTCCATCACGTTCGATATCGTACCCAGGGGGGTGGTGTTGGCTGCATCCGCGCCGCGCCGCTCGAAGGTCAGCACCCCGCCGCCGCCTGTGCTTGGCTGGAGGAAGATACGGCCATATTCCGAGCGGGCGATCTTGCTCAAAATGGAATAGACCGTGTCTTTTTCCACAAAATCGGTATCGAAGGATTTGTAAAAGGTGCTATCGCCGGTATCGAAATCGGTGCCCGCCGGCTGGGTGGTGGTGGCCGCCAACAGGGTGGTGAGCAATTGATCGGCTCTTTGATTAGTTTGAATGAGTATAATCGGCAGGTTCACGCCTGTCATCAATCCCAGCCAGTCAACGGCGCGGCAGCGAGTGATCGCTTCACCAAACACCCCGGGGCTTGGGATCGGTTTCTGCAGCCAATATACTCCCTGGTAGGTTGTGATACTATCGTAGAGTTCGCTGTAGCGCACGGGGAGGTTCTCGGCAAATCCAGTTCGGCAGTTGGTATGCCCGGGTGTGTAGTACCCGGCCTTTTTTGCCGAGTTGGCCGCGGAGTTGTCGAACACCCACGAGATCGAGCCGGGATTGGCCAGCAGGTCCACCAGCGAGGTGGACTGAAATCCGCCCGTAACTTCGATGGCACCGTCCGCCAGGGCTACGTCGGATGTGCAGTCGGTCCAGTTGACGCCATCCAGTTTTAGCTCGAGTTTCCAGGTGAAGGTTTCCATGCGCAGCTCCTACTCGGTCGGTTTACATCCGCTTCTGGATCTCGGCCGCAAAAAGCCCGGGCATGTCCTCGAGGGCGCTTTGAAGGGAACGTAGTTGGACGGTTTGAGAGGCGACGGCGCTCATCAGCCGCCCCATCTCGGGCGCGTTGGCCGGTGCGCTGCCCTGCGGCGTGAACGTGGCCCGCTCCGGCCCGGCCTCCCCGGCCAGGAAGAATGTAGGTTTCTGCACCCAAAAATCGCCGCCATTCTGTGCCCTAGTATATCTTTCCGGTCCAGCAGGGATTTGTATCGGCTTGCCTCCGCTTCGAATTTCGCCTATGTGACCATAGTCTCCCGCCAGCGGCGGGGTTCTAACCTCAGCGCCTCTCAATGCTTCAATCTCGAAACCTATAGCACTGGCTAAGTCCTGTATGTTTTGCTGCGAGATCGAAACATCAATGGGGCGTCCATTACCCCCACCGATCAAATTGGTTATTAATTCACTTATTGGTATGCCAGTTTGTATTGGTTTGCCTCCGCTCCGAATTTCGCCGTTGATCAGTTCAAACCCGCTAGGTAATTGAAGCGGCTTCCCGCCACTGCGCATATTGCGACCATAGTCAGTCAATCTACCAGTATTGCTCAATCTGCCATAATCGGCAGCCATTTTCATTTTCGCCTGGGTATTATGTACTAATACGCCTCCCGCAAAGTAGTTATGCGTTTTGTGTCTGGTGTGCAGGTTGTACACCGGCTGCCGATTTTCGATCCATTCGAGTTTTTTGATGATTATCGTCTGGCCGTTCATGTCCATTAAGCTATCGCCTAAATGCAGCCGACCAGCTTTTGCCCAATGGCCATTTACGAATATGCTGTGTTCTGGCGTTATGCCCAGCGTATTGTTGACCAAGATAAAACCGGACATTATGTCCGCAGCGTGATGGAAAACCTTGCAAACTTCGGCCTTGATTTGCTCGTCCGTTTTGATATTCCACGACAAAACCCACTCGCCGACCCGGATTTCCTCGATGGGTTTTAGGTCCCCGCTGGCCAGGGTCACTAGAGTTCCGGCAATAAAACATCCCGCGCCCGTGTATGTGTATTCTATGTTTTCATGGGTGGTTACCCAGATATCAAATGATTGACTAATGTTCGGGTGTGCAATCATCCATTCGGCATATCCCTGTATGTCACCCAGGTTCGAGGAGTCAACATCATCTAATGCGTCCTGGATATTTTTCGCCTGAGTTACTACCTCTGGGCTATAAATCCCCCACGCCTCAGCCACGCCCATAAGCGCATCGAATTCGCCCGCCTGCCAACTGTCCGCTGCGGCAGCGGAAGCGATCATGGCAAAAATAGCCCTTTTGCTATTGTCTTCGAAGGCCTTCGCATTATTCTCCAGCTCGGTATTGACATTCTCTAAATCGGTCTTTAATCCCTGTATTTTTGTCCCCGCCGGACTATAACCCTGCGAAATCGCCAGGTCGATCGCCGTTATAATCTCACCCTGCTTTGTGACCAATTCGCCCTGTGTCGTGTTGTAATCGTCGGTGATTTTCTGCAAAGTCCCAATGGTCCGATATAGAGTATTAAATTCTTCATCCGTCATCCCGGCCGCATCCCCGGCATCCTTTAGCCCCGTAGCCATTTTAGCCAGTGAGCGCGCAGCCTCGTCGTCGCCGCCGGCTAGATAGTAAGCGGCATCCGCAGCTTCCTCTTCAGCTATCTTCACCAGCCTCAATAACTCAGTCTGGTCAACAAGCACTCCATTCACTGCCACCATTCCAGTCCCCATGTTTCGCCCAACGTCTATCCCGAGCTCCATCGCTCGTGTATATAGTTGGTTCGCCGTCGCCGCGTCTGTCATCGATACGATCCCCGCGGTTATTGCGGGTATGAAGCGCTCCCCCATTGCTATCTTGTATCCATCAATGGAATCATTTAGCTCATCCTGCGCAAATGCGTAATCGCGCGCCTTTTGGATGGCAGCCTCGTCCATCACCAGGCCCTCGGATACCGCCGCCGCCCGGTCGCGGATGGCCTGCCCGCCCTCGCCCAGCAGGCGGGTCAGCTCCTGGCTGCTCTTGCCGAAGTTCTTCACCAGGAAATCGGCCTTCTCCTGCGGAGTGGCTAGTGCGTTGTATTCGTCGGCCATGCCGGCCAGCCCCTCGATGGTCGGCTCCATGCCTTCCTTAACGGCCCGGAACATGGATTTCTGCATCTCCTCGGCGGAGATGCCGAAATCGTCCGCCACCTGGATCAGGCGGCTTGCTTCCTCGGTCGTGGTGGTCAAGGCCGAGTGGAAGACGTCCACACCGGCGGCGTAGGTGGCGAATTTCCCCACCGTTTCATCCAGCACCTTGTCCACCGTTTTATACGCGACGGCAAACGTACCCGCGATGGCCGCGCCCGTGACCAGGGCGTTCTTGATATCGATCAGCCCGCTGACGGTTTCTTTGTCCGCGCCGCCCTCTTTGAGCAACTTGATGATGATGTTGAAAACTTTTTGAGCCATCGTCAATCTCTATCTATGATGGTAGCGCAGTCGGCTACCACTACAAGTGCTTTTGATAGGCCGGGTGGTTGGCCTGCCAGGAGGCCAGGCGCTGGTCAATGACTGAGTGCGCTTTTTTGGCCTTGTCCACACGCGTGGTGAGCGCCCGCGCCCCTTCCAACCATTCCTCGGGCAGGTCGTACACTTCCCAGGGCGCGACCACCATCCCGCCCGCGGCGGCATTGACGTGCTGCGCCAGGTAGAAGGCGGCTAGGACGGGGTCGCCGGTGCGGCCGGTGCGGGCAATTTCTCCGACGGACCCCGATAGCCTTTTTTTACGTCTGCCCGGTGCTGCTCGATCAACGCCCAGGAGCTGGTGCACAGCCACTCGTACAGGTGCGGGTTGGTATCGCTGGTCTTTTCCAGCTCTTCCACGCTCCAGTGCGTTTCGGCGTCCGGCGATTGCGACCATAGGCGCGCGTACCAGGCATATAGCGACCGGCGGTAGCTCTCGGTGGCGCTCTTGAAATGGCTATCCTGCGAACGCTTTTCCCGGGCGCGCATCCAGATCAATATGCGCTCGGCCGGGCTGGCTTTCTTGACCGCCTGGCCGCTCATCTTGGCCGCCAGTTTATCGAGCTCTTTGCCGTAATCCCGGTTGAGCTGATCGAACTCCAGCAGCGCCGAGCGGGGCGGGTCTACCCATACGTACAGGCCCACCCCGGCCAGCTCAGGTTCATTCGGGGCATATTCCTGCAACGGCAGGAAGCTCAAAACCTTTGGGTTCTTATATTTCATGCTGACCGTCCTTGGCTATATCATAGTAGCCGACGGCTACTAAAGCGTGGCTTTGTTGGTGCATACGTCCACCGCCAGGATCTGCGCCCCGGTGATGCCGTACAGCCCGTGGAACAGGGCCACGTGCAGGTTGTCGCCGTCGGCTTCGCTTCCCATCGGCTGAATATCGTCGAAGACGCCCCACAGGGCGGCTTTCAGCCAGTGGGTCTGCCCGCTGCCGATCTGCGACCCGAGGATATTCAATTGGATGGCCATCGGCGTTTTGGCTTGCATGGCATCATAGTAGCCGTCCGCCACCGAATTCCCTTCCAGCGTCATCTTCAGCATGGCGTCGATGTAGGTCTCGCCGTGTGCATCCAGCGTCAATGCGCCGCCGTGAAATTTGGGGTGCAGGCCGGAGATGATCTCCAGACTGAAGTCCCGCAGCAGGCCGGCCTTCAGGGTGGTGCCTTTATTCGCCCAAAGCGCATCGATATAGAGCGCGGTCTTGTTGGCCACCATCGGCTCGATGGTCGGAATGGTCAGCGAGGCGGTGAACGTGGCGGGGACGACCGACTTGGCGAAGCAATCCGCCGAGATCTTGACGGCCTGATCCTCGCCCATCCCACCCGCAATGGTGAGCTTTTTGGCCATCACGTAGGCCAATTGGTACGCCTGCACGTCGTCGCCGACCTCGAAGGTCATCGCGTCCTGTGCGTTCGTGGCCGTCATGGATGGCGTGAACGGCCAGTCGTAATCGCTCTGGCCGGAGGTGTGCACGACCGCGGTGATATCGCCCTTCAGCAGCATGCTGAGCACCATCGGCAGGACCTGGAAATAGCCGTTGCCGATGGTCAGGGTGAAACCGTCCACCAACTGCTGGTACAGGTGGGGCTCGGACGCCCTCGCCCGCACCGCCAGGTTGTAGGACGGGTACATGTACTTCCGGTCGCTGGGAACGTCCGCATCGCCCAGGAACATGCTGGTGGCCGCCACAGGGGTGCCTTTGGCGGTCTTTAACTCCTTGCCGTACTGTATTTTCTTGAACGATCGTTCGCCCATTTTTTACTCTCCTTCTAGCCGAGGCGGCTTGGTTATGGACGTGGTTTTCCCCTCCCCATTTGCCGCTCCCGCAAATGGGGAGGGGCCAGGGGTGGGGCTGTAGTTTCCGTTCTTTATGGCGGCCTGCAGAACCTCCAGCAGGCCTAGCTCCTTGGCCTGCTCCGCGCTCACTTCATGCGGCAGGCCGGGAATGCCCTGCCCGTTCCCGCAGAAACGGTAGACCGCATTTCCGCTGATCTCAATCTGTTTTTTGACCATAGTTTTTTCCTTCTTCTCCCCTTCCCCTGAATGCGCAGCATTTGGGGGAAGGGGCCGGGGGATGAGGCTAGCCGAGGCGGCTTCAAGCCGCTATCGGCTGCTTCGGCGCCACGAGGCGCCGAAGTTTATATCTGCCCGCTCAAGTTCTGCTTCACTTCCCAATGAATGACGATCCCATGATGGGGCGCTTCGTTCCCGTATTGCAGGATATCCAGTGACATCGCATTCTCTTCATCGAGTAAAAAATGTTGCACCAAACCTCCCAGGGTCAGGTTAGCTTTTGCAGCCGCCAGGATCCTACCAAAGAACGGCAGGATGAAGGATAGGTTGGTCTTTTTTATATCCGGCGTCAGGTGCAGCTCGGTCTCACCGCTCCAGATCAGGACCGTAGGGATGGACGAAGAGGCCGCCCCGTATGTGGCTTTGACTGTCAACGGCCATGAAAGCGCAACCGGACCGTCAGCCAGGCTAAGCGCTTCGGGGAATTCGTTCTTCGAAACGCAGTTGGGCGTCCGCACTACTTGCCCGCGCCCGTATTCGAAGGCAAACACGGAATTTAGTACATCGAGCCACAGTTCGATCGACCTGGTGTCTGTCATGGTAGTTTCTCCATCATGGCCTAGCCAACTCCTCGACCACCTGCCCGGCGGCGGAGCCGAAAATATTGTCTATATCAGCGCCGCTGGCTTCAAAAGCAGATCGCAAAATAAACCTGCCCGAAAAACCGGGATGGTTGACCTTCGATCCAAATATTGTCGCAAATTCGGATCTGAATCCAAAGCCCAATGTTCTTGCCTTGCGTGCTTTTATTTCATGCGGGGGTGATCCATACTCGACAATGTTCATATACCAGGCGGTCGTTTTACGCGTTAGCCCTTGGGCATCTTGTATTGCGATGCCCGCACCACCCCACCCAACGTATCCCGTTAAATTCATCCCTTTGCCCACGACTTTCGACATAAGAGTATCTGAGGCGAACCCGGTCCGTATGGGAACGTTTCCACGGATGCGCTCTTTTACTCCGCTGACTACCTGCTCCATCGCCGGGCGAAAATATTTGGTAGCGATCTCCGGGTAATATTTCAAGAGTTCGATCTGCCGCTGCAGCGCTTCACTGCCGATAAATTCGTATTTGATGGCCATCTCGATTTCCTTGTATGGCGAAATGTATGGCGAAATTCAAAGTGGTTGCGTTTTTGGCAACCATTTCGCCCTGCTTATCGCACCGTCCTGATCGCGTAATGTTCCCGCACGCGCTCCAGGTCGTAGCGCGGGAAGGCGTCGTTATAGTAAACCTGCCCGGTCTGTTCGTTGCCGGTCTTGCCGGCGTAGCCGGTTCCAGCCTTATTCAGCATCAGAGTGGCGATCTCCTTGCACAAGAACAGCACGTCGGCCGGCACCAGGTAGCGGCTGATGGCTGCGCTCACAGCGTGCGCGGCGGCGGTGGTGCCGTTGGCGCCGCGTGCCACAACGAACTTCCGGTAGACGTCCACGCTGGCGCCGGTGGTGTGGGCGGCGCCGAGGGTCTTGTTCCAGTGCCGCTGGACGTAGAGCGTGTGCGTGGATATATCCAGGACGCGCATCTGCTCGACGCCGATGCGCAGGATCTCGCCGATATTGACCAGCGCTCCGTTGGTCAGGATGATGGTCTCCTGCGTGAGATCGAGCGTGCCGTTGAGCGTGGTGACGGCCGTCACCGGCGTATCATAGCCGCTGATCAGCTCCTGCTCGCTGCCGATCAGCAGCACCGCGCCGGGCGAGAGCTTCGCCCCGTTGCTGACCGTCAGGCTGACGGCGCTGTCGGTTTGCAGTGCGGCCAGTGTGGCGCCGGTGTCTTCGGTCTCTTCGTACAGGCCCCAGCGCCCGGTGATCTCCACGCCCTCCTGTTCATCGGCAAAGGCGCTCAGGACGGCAGCATCCGGATCCACTTCGAGACACGTGTAGGGACCATGCGGCCAGAAGCGGTTATTCGGCTGCAGGATGTAATCTGTGGACAGGATGGTATCCTCGTCGTTGACCAGCCCGGTTACGCCCAACACGGGCGGGATAAATAGTCGTCTCCGCCCTTTCCCAGTGAATTTGCGGGTCATGCTCATCGGGATGAACTCGCCGATCTCTTGTTGGATGACCTGGCTGGCGGCCCGAATTTCCTTGAAAAGGATCGCAACGTCCCCGGCAGGCGGCTGCGGGTCGTTGAGCAGATCGTTGATGGTGCAGAAAATCTGCGCATACCCGGCTGCCGTCGCCGCAGGCGTGGGCGTCGGGGTGATGGGGGAAATCGTGCCGCTGCCTGTACTCATGCCACTACCTCCACGTCCGTCGCTGTACTGAAGCCCGCCTTGATGATCTTCAAATAATATGTCCCCGCCACCAGGTTGTTGAATGTCGCCTGGCCCAGCACGTCGGTGATCTGCTGGTCGATCGGTTCGCCGGTCCTGGCCGCCGAGGCATACAGCTCGACCGTCGCACCTTCCACGGCCTCGTTCGTAGCGCTGTTGGTGAGCGTATAGACCAGCGATTTGTCGCCGCCATTCCCGCCTCCCCAGCGCCCGGAGCCGTGCACGCCGGAGAGTTGCGTATCGATCTCCGCCGCTGTCGGGATATCTGCACTGTCGCCGATTATCTTTCCAGCCGTGCCTGCGCCATAAGACCCCGGTAGTGCCGTTGCCCAGGGATCGGCAGCCGCACCGGCATCGTCTAGTTTCTTGCCTGCTGTTCCGGCAGTCTGGTGACTTGTATCCACATCTTCATCCCAAACCGCATCTGCTATTTGCCCAACTGTTGGCGCACTTCCGCCAGTAGGAGCCAATTCCAGGGCATTGGCGGTAAATTGATAAACCGCACCATCAAGTACAAGGCCAGTATCCACCTTATCTGTTACTGCCTTGATCGCAGCCACTTCGGTGTCCAGGTAACCCGCAATCGTTGCCAATTGAGTATCGATGCTGGTGTCATCTGCTGGAGCTGCAGGCAGATTGTCTGTCTTGGCCTTGATCGCTGCCACTTCCGTATCTACAGCTGCCAGGATTGCCGCCACCTCGGTATCAATATACCCTGCGATCGCAGCAAGCTGGCTATCAATGCTCGTGTCATCCGCTGGGGCAGCAGGCAGGTTATCGGTCTTGGCCTTGATCGCAGCAACCTCGGTGTCCAGGTAACCCGCAATCGTTCCAAGCTGAGTATCGATGCTGGTGTCATCCGCAGGGGCAGCGGGTAGATTCGTGGTCTTTGCATTGACCGCATCCACGTCAGTAGCCAGGTCGCCAAAGGTGGTAGCTCCTACATGCCCTGATTTGACCTCATCCCAAACTGCATCCGCAACAACCGCAGCGGTTGGAATATCTCCCGTGGCAGCGGGAGCAGCCGGTAGGTTGTCCGTCTTGGCTTTGATCGCAGCAACTTCCGTGTCCAGGTAACCCGCAATTGTCCCTAATTGAGTGTCGATGCTCGTGTCGTCCGCAGGGGCAGCAGGCAGATTGTCTGTCTTGGCCTTGATCGCTGCAACTTCAGTATCCACTGCCGCGAGAATGGCTGCAATTTCCGTGTCCAGGTAACCCGCAATTGTGGCCAACTGAGTATCGATGCTTGTGTCGTCAGCCGGAGCCGCGGGCAGATTGTCTGTCTTTGCCTTGATCGCCGCAACTTCAGTATCCACTGCCGCGAGAATGGCTGCAATTTCCGTGTCCAGGTAACCCGCAATTGTGGCCAGTTGAGTGTCAATACTCGTGTCATCCGCGGGGGCAGTCGGCAAATTGTCGGTCTTGGCCTTGACCGCATCTACAACCGTGTCTACCGTTGTCACCAACGCGGGTACATCTCCGGCAGTCTGTGCTGTATTGCCCACCTTGATCGTATTGACGTCCATAATGCCGGCCGTTGCGGGCGTGGATACCGCCGTCCCCAATAACTGCGTCATGCTCACGTCGAATAAGTCGGTTCCCAATACCATAGCATCATAGATAACCGCCGGAAGAATCATAAATTCGTGGAACACGGGGCAGTGCGCAGCCACGTTGTTCAGGCTGAGCATGGCGCGTCCGAGGTAGTTCACATCTGCGGCGGCGAGTTCCAGGTCGTAGAAACCAGAATCGTCGTTGGTTACATGCACCATGTCGTTGGCGCCGCCCGAAGCGGTGGGAGCGGCGTCGAGTATCAACGTCGGAACGCCCGCCGTGTCCACCATGAAGGTCAGTTTCTCGCTCGTGACGGTGAGGGCAACCTCCGGGGTAATTCCATCCGCCTGGTCGAGGAAGGGCCCGACTGTGATTCTGGTCGCTGTGTTTGTCCTTAAATAGCGCACAATTTACCTCACTTACTAATTCCAACGTTGCCTATATTGAGCCATAAATATGGGAATTACTGTTGTTGTATACACCACCGTCAGGATGGGGCGGTAGGCAGGAGTACCAATTTCTTGTGCATAAATAGATATATATTCATTATTGATGGGCGCTGAATTATTGAAATCTTCGAAGCTGCGCAAACTATAATAGGTATTTCCAGTTTTATTCACCCACGCGGTTGCAAGATTACCGCTGGCATATTGAGTGTTGATGGACATGCCGTTGGTATTGCGCCAGATATTGTCATCTGCGGTTCCGGCGCGGCAATTATCATAGGCGGCTTCTCGGTTTCCAGCCGCAATCGGATCTTGCGCGCTCCAATCCTGTTTCACGATCTGAACATCAAAATCATCTACAGATGAATCTGCCTCACATGTCAATTTTAAATTAACTTGTGTTACAGTGGCCTCGGAACCAATCGCACTGGTATCAAATTTTAAAAAGACACGTCTAATGGTATAACCGGTTTGCTGACCAAAATTATATGCAGTATTTGTAATGTAAAAACCATCAGATGTACTCCGTGCAGTAGCATAAATAGAATTATTGCCATAGATAACTCCATCTGCCGCATCTACTACAAAATCAGGATCAATCGTCACCGGATAAACTGCATCTGCCAGCCATGAGACCGGAACGCCGGTGTAGATATATTGAACTCCCCCAACTGTTCGTGCATACCGTTTGCAGTTGGCCTCATCCCCATTCGCGTCAGTTGTGCGCGGGGGTGGGAACATAAAGCCATCCGCACTGAAATCAGCCAGCCAACCATCGGGGAACGAGACTCCGGAGATGGCCGTCTCCAACACCAGCCAGTCGCCAGCCCCCGCGCCTGTGCCAGTTGGGAGCGCCGAGATAACGATCTCTTCACGCAGGCCGGTTTCGGTCAGAGTGAGCACGCGCTTCCACACCCCGCTCTCGGCAATGATCTGGTCGCCTGAAATCAATCCGTTCGGAATGGTTTTGATTGCCAAGAATGCCTTGGTGGTCGGATCGAGAATTCCAATTCGTGTGCTTCTGTGCGAGTATGTGCCCCCGTCCACGCGCACCAGGCCGTTTTTAGATAAGCGCGTTCTCAGCCCGGGTGCACCGTACTCTGAACCGATGGCAATTAGTTTTGTGTCCAGCGGCTTCCACAGACCATCGGTATCCTGAAAGTGACAGGGCGCGCCAACAAATTGCCCTATATTTTCCCTGGCATTGAGCTTGAAATGGATAGAGTGCTTCGCCCGCATCGCAATCGGCAAAGCAGCCATGTCAGGATTACGCGTTAGAAAATCAACAACCCAATTTGCCATTCAATCCTTGCTTTTTCCCCTCTCCATTTGCAGTTTTAGCAAATGGAGAGGGTAGGGTGAGGCGGGGCCTGGGCGGGTGGCGATGGCGATCAGCAATAAGCCTTAGGCCATCCTTACCAGTGTCAGACCACCCGCATTGTCATCCTTTTCTGGAGCGGCCCTTGAGAGCCTTGCCGCGCGGCGAGACCGCTTTCTCCGGTGCCGGGGCGGCCACGGCGGTTTCGACCTCAGCCGGAACTTCGATAGCCGGAGCAGCAGCCGGAATGGGTTTCCCGGCCGGGACGGCATATCCGCCTCCGACGAGCGCCCTGGCGAACCTGTCTTCGACTTCGTAGGTCTTGCCGGCCTCCAGGATACCTGCCGGCCCGGCAGACAGCGTGCGCATGGTGATTTTCATGATTTTCTTCTCCTTCTCTCCCCTCTCCATTTGTCGTTCTTCCAAATGGGGAGGGGCAGGGGGTGGGGCAGGGATGGGGGCGAGGCTTATTCGACCATCACGTGGAACGTACCGGTCAGGACGCTGCCGCCCGCGGCTACCACGATCTTGACCCGGTCGGCGGCCGCCACGATCTTGTCATTGACCGCGGTTCCGCTGCCGGCATACAGGGCAGCCACTCCGGCAGTGCTGTGCGTGGCCTGGCGCGGCGCACGTGTGGCCGAAGCATTGACGTTATCCTCGGCCCAGACGGTCTCGCCAGTGGCCTCCAGCGTGATGGTGAAATCCACGCCATCCGAATACCCGCCGCTGCCAGGTTTGACGTAGCGGATCTGCGAGATGCGCCCGGAAAAGACCGGGGTGTAGCCGGTCCCGTCGCCACTGGAATTCGTGGTGATCGAAACTTCGAAACGTTTACATGCCATAGTTCACCTCTTTCGTCTCCCGTCTCCATCCTCTCCCCCCATTTTTGTTCTGTAAAATGGGGGGAGTTGGAGGGGGGTCGGAGGATGGGGCTAGGTGGTAAGGTTGTTCAGGGCGATCGGCGCTACAGCTCCGCCAACCGCGGCTCCGTGCGTGAAGACGTATGTCGCCACGTTGGTGAATTTTGTGCAGCCCACGGCCGTGTTGAGTCCGCTCAGCAGGATCTGGTGGTACATCGTTGCGCCGTCTTCCAGCGCGTAAGTGATGCACGTCCCGCCTTCACCGGCGCCCGAGTTCATTGCCAGGTTCCACCACAGGCAGTCCTCGAACTCCAGTTGCCAGAGTTGGGTGCCGGCCGCGATGCGCGCCAGCACTTTGCCGGGGTCCACTGACTGCGACAGGAATTGGGTCTTCCGGAAGTGGTTGCGCTTGCAGTTGGACCCGGAAAGGATCAGCTCGGCATTGTGCGCCGTGCGTTCGATGGTCGAGACGCCGATCGCGCAGCGCTCGAAGTAATTCTCCGGACCCGTCACCGTGCAGGAATACGCAGCCGCCCGCGCCGCCGGGACCGCACTGATCATCCCGGAGATGAAGACGTTCTTGAAATAGTTGCGCATCCCCGCCACGAGCAGGGCGCCTGAATCGGCGGCTGCCACGTTTTCGTTCTGGATGTTCAGGTTCTTGAAGATGCAGCCGTTGCCGGACAATGTGATTGTCACGCCAATGGCGGCATCCGTGGCGCTGGTGATGCGGGCGCGCTGGCCCACTCCCGGCAGATCGCCTGTCAGGCCGATCAGGTGGGTGTAGCTCTTGTCCCACGCCAGGGCAGCGGCCAGGTTGTTTTGGGTTGCTCCACCGAGGATCAGCACCGCGTCGTTTTGATCGCCGACGCATTTATCCTCGGCTGCCGCGAGCGTCAGTAAGGGTTGATCCAGGTTCGTGCCCGTATTGCTGTCACTGCCGGTTATGGCATCGACCAGATACGTCTTGCTCTTCGGTCCATGCGGCAGATCCATCACGTTCAGGTACTTCCTGAGATCATAGGAATTTGCTTGTTTCATTTTTTTTCTCCTTCGTGGTTGCGCCGAAGGTTGGCAACCATTCTTCCCTCTCCCCCCTTTCCCCCTAAA